AGGAAATGCGCAAGATGGGGATTCCTGTGGCCATGTACTCTCCTGGCGGCCGGAAGTCGGGCACTGACAAGGTCAGTCGGGCCAACTCTGTTGCCCCGCTCCTCGAGTCGGGGATGATCTGGTACCCGGAGAACCAGGAGTGGGCGCAGGAACTGGTGGAAGAGTGCGCCGCGTTCCCCGTTGGGGCTCACGATGACCAAGTTGATGCGGCGGTGATGGCTTGGATGCGGTTCCGCCAGGGCAACTTCATCTCCTTGGCCGACGATGAAGAGGACGAATCGGAACCGGCGCTTGGACCAGTTGAGTATTATTGACAGGTCTATACAATCGACCGGAATTCTTGTCCCGAGGACCGCGGACCATGGCCCAGGATTCTTTTGATTCGATTGTGAATGCGGTGATGCTGGCCGAGAGTGGTGGTCGGCGTTTTGACAAGCAGGGCAACTTGTTGACTTCGTCCAAGGGTGCTCAGGGTGAGATGCAGGTGATGCCGGGGACGGCGAAGTCGCCTGGATATGGGGTAGCTCCGGCGCAGGACAGGTCGCCGGAGGAGTTGGCGCGTGTTGGGCGGGACTATTTGAAGTCCATGCTGGACAAGTATGGTGAGCTGGATAAGGCTCTGGCCGCGTACAACTGGGGTCCGGGGAACACGGACAAGTGGATTGCTGCTGGTGCGGATCCGAAGAAGTTGCCGTCTGAGACGCGCAGTTATATTGACAAGATCAAATCGACGTTGGGTGGTGAGCGGGTAGCGGACAGGTCGTCAAAGCCTGCTGCTTCGCCTGCACCAGCGCCTGCTCAGCGGCCTCCGACGGCCCGTGGTGGCCCTCTTGCGTTTCCTGTACCGCGGACCGCGGACCTTGGTACGAGTTATCAAGCCGCTCTGGCGCTGTCCTTCTTGGCTGATGAAGCGGAGCGGGAGGAGCGTGGGCGGGAGTATGACGACCGCGAGCCCAGTACGGCGCAGAAGTGGTTGGCCAGTGCGACGCCCAAGGTATCGACAGAGATGTTGGCAATGCCGTACTCATCTCCGTTCGGTCCTGAGCCTGAACAGCAGCCCGTGCGCGCGGCTGATGGCGGCTTTATAGCTGTGGGTTATGACACCCCGTCTGCTTATAAGGACGGCGGTTCGGTTTCGGACGAGGAATGGAAGGACGGTCCGCCTCCGCCGGAAGTTCCCCGCGGCCTTAGCGGTGCCATCTTTGGTGCTGCGACGATGGAAGACGCGCCCCGTGGTCCGCGGACCGCGCGTGAGCGTCTGATGCAGATGTACCACTCGGCGCGGGATTTTGTTGAGGATGTGCCCAGGACTCCGTTGGGCATGGCCACAGAAGGTGCGATGTTCCTGGCGGACCGGTACAAGCTGATGCCTCCGGCGCTGCAGGAATTGATGGCGCAGGAAAAGGCGCGCAGGGATTCGTTGCGTGCGTTGCGCCATGCGCGGGGGTATGCCGATGGAGGCGAAGCCAAGCGCCGCAAGATTCCTGATCCGTCGTTGGCGAATTTTTCGCTGTGGGCGGAGACGGTGTCGCGGGACATGTATCCGGCTCGGGATGACAACGTCAAGCGGGACGCGGCGCGGCACATGTTAGCTTCAGCCTATTTGGCGCACAGGACGTCTCCTGGATTTGCCGAGGGCATGGGCAAGGCGTACGAATTTAAGGAAGCGCCGTTCAAGACACTGGGGCATTGGATGGGGGTGTCGGCGCCGCGGTCGGACTATTCGACGGACACTCGGAACAATGCTTTGGGTGTGTCGATGGCCGAGCTGGCCAGAAATCCTGATGCATTGAGGAACGCGGTCCGCGCTTCGATAGAGCGGGGCGAAGCGTCTCTGACCCCGGACGAGATTTCGTCCATGGGATACAACGATACGGTGTACGACCCCAAGAAATCCGAGCCGGTGAAGAAGGCTAAGGGTGGCGAGGTCAGCGACGAGCCCACCGCCGAGGAATTGGAGCGTGCGAGCAAGGCTGCGTTCGGTATCGTCCCGAGTTCTGGCAAGGGCCGCAAGGCGGGGCGCGTGACGGAGGCGCTGCAGTCTGGGCAAGCGCAGACGGAAGCGGCCAAGGGCGCGACCTTGTTGCCGCAGAACATCGTCGGTGCTCCGGTGGACATCGCTACTCTGTTGATGCGGCCGCTGGGGTACAACGTCGAGAAGCCTGTCATGGGCAGCGAATGGTTGAAGGAAAAGTCGCGTCAAGCGGGCGTGGCGTTTCCTGAGCCGACGGATCCGACATTGCGGGCCTTCTACACGGCGGGGGATATTGGCAGCAATTTGGTGAACCCGGCAGGTGCTACGCGGACCGCGGTCAAGGGTGTGGAGAAGACGGGGCAGGCGGCCAAGATGTTGGCGGAGATGGCTACGCGGCCCGTGGAGCGGGACCCCCTTCTCAGTGGCAGCATGGGCTCGCAGCGTGGTGCGGTGCGGCTGCCGGGCGGCAGCTTCATTCAAGAGCGCCGGTTTGTAACTGGCCCGGAAACCAACTATCAGACGGTGGAACAGTACGGCGATCCGGTGTCAGCGTACGTCATGGATAACCTCAGCAATACGTCCGATCCGGTGCTGAATAAGTGGTTCGATCAGAAGATCGCCATGTACTTGCGCCGGGACATTGGCACAGAAAATGACCCGTTTGTAAAAGCTGCGGAAGAGGGGCGCAAATCTCACATTTTCCCACTTGGGGCCCTTACGCCTGCAGACGAGCTATCAAGTCGTGATTGGACGGGGGAAGTGCTTCGGCTGACTCGAAAGGGCGCCGGTTTCCCTGAATCCGGGATGGCCAAGACTCAGCTGGGCAGGATAATGGAGAACTACTCAGACTTGGGCATTTATCCGACAGAAATTCAAGACGTTGCGTCGATGAAGATGGAGATGGTTCCGCCAGGGCTTCGCCGTTTTGTGACCGAAGACCCGTCAATGCCCCTTTATAGCTTCCAGCCGGGACTGGGGCATATGGACTTGAGGGGACTAAAAAAATCGATGTTGGAAATGCGTCAGCAGCCCAAGGAGTACAGCGCCTACGGCCAGCCGCCAAAAACAGTTCCTGAGCAGTATCGTCTTATGGACTCCGCGTTGGAGGGTCTAACCCCTGCACAGGCATCTGAGCGCGTAGCCCAGTTTGGCGCATGGCGGCAGGAAACGCGCCAGCGCATGGCGTCTAAAGCCCTGTTTGAAGATGCAAGCCTTGATAAGAAAGTCTTTGACGACGGGTATGTGATGATCAATGCCCCCGACCTGGAGGCGTATCCCCGCGTGCGTGAAATTGTTCAGGATGTGGGCTGTGACGGGAACTGGTGTACGCGAGAAGAGCACCATGCTTTGGACTACGGCAGTGGCGAGAACCGCCTATCGATCCTGTTTGATAGCAAAGCACGGCCCAAGGCGCAACTCACAATCAACCGCGCAGAGCCAAGCATTAAGGATTTCCTCCGGTTTGAAGGGGAACCTGCCGCCGTTCAAGGCATGGACCCCTGGTCCAGTTACTACGAGGATGCCGTCTTGAACTCCCCGGAGTTCCAGCAATGGGCTCGGTCACAGCCCGCAAACGTCAGCATTACGGAGATCAAAGGCTTCAACAACGAGACGAAGTTGCAGAAAGAGCCGTACGTCGGCAAAGTTCAGCAGTTTGTCAAGGATCTCGACCGCCAGTACGATCTGGAAAACGCGGTGGACAACCTGGATGGGATCGGCTTGACGGCCGCCACGGCATTTATTTCGCATATCTTGCGGTCCAATTCTCTGCCTATAAGCCTCGACTTGGCACAGGCCGTTCGCAACGAGGTGCGGCGTTTAAATGGCGGCTCTAGTTTTGTGGAAATTGACATGGACAAGGTGATGGATGCAACCAAAGGCCGCCGCTATCTTGAGGACGCAGTCAGCCCCCTCATCCTGCAAGCGTATAAAAACGTGACGAAGTCGAAGGAATAACCATGCCGATTGAAAAGAACATCACCGTCGATGAGTTGCCTGTAGGTGACATTGAAATCGAGATGGAAGAGGCGCTGCCTGATGTGGACATCGAGTTCGATGCCGAAACAGGCGAGGTGGTGATTGGGATTGGCAAGGAAGAGGACGAGAAGGTCCCCTTCGACAGCAACCTTGCTGAGGTTGTCGATCCGTCAGTCTTGCAGAGCATGTCCTCGGAGCTGATGGCTCTGTTTGAAGCGGACAAGTCTTCGCGCAAGCAGTGGGAAGACCAGTACGGCAAGGGCCTGAAGCTGCTGGGCTTCTCGTTCGAAGAACGAACAAAGCCGTTCAAGGGCGCGTGCCCCGTTCAGCATCCCTTGCTGACCGAGAGCGTGGTGCAGTTCCAGGCGCAGGCGTTGAAGGAAATGATGCCCGCGGGCGGGCCCGTGCGTACGCAGGTCCTGGGCAAGGAAACGCGCGAGAAGTTGATGCAGGCCGAGCGCGTGCAGGACTTCATGAACTACCAGATCACCACGGTGATGGAGGAGTACACGCCGGACTTCGACCAGTTGCTGTTCTACGTGGGCTATGGCGGCTCGGCTTTCCGCAAGGTGTACTACTGCGAGGACAAGGGCCGCATGACCAGCGCCTTGATCCTGCCGGAGGACTTGTACATCCCGTACAACGGCTCGAGCGTGATGAGCGAATGCTCCCGGATCACGCACCGCGTGACGATGCCGGTGAATGCCTATCGCCGGGCCGTGGTCCGTGGCCAGTATCTGGACACCGCCCAGGCACAAGCCGTGGCTGAGACAAGCCAGAATATCATCCAGAAGGAACAGGACCGCGTCGTGGGCATCGTGCCTACGGGTGGCGATGACGAAGAGATCGTGCTGCTGGAGTTCCAGGTTGACTACGACCTGCCGGGCTTCGAGCACAAGGAAGACGGCGAGGCCACGGGCATCAAGCTGCCGTACATCGTGACCATCGATGAGGTCACGAACCACGTGGTGGGTATCCGCCGCAACTGGAAGCAGGGTGACGAACTCTATCGTCGCTGCCAGTACTACGTGCACTACCTGCTGGTCCAGGGCCCCGGTGCGTATGGCTTGGGCTTCCTGCATCTGGTTGGTGGCCTGAGCAAGACGGCGTCGGCCGCGCTGCAGCAGTTGATCGACGCGGGCACGCTGTCGAACCTGCCTGCTGGCTTCAAGGCCAAGGGCGCGCGGATCATGAACGACGACATGCCGCTGCAGCCTGGGGAGTTCCGGGATATCGACACGGGCGGCGCGGAGATCAATTCGTCGCT